GGGGAATGTGACCTAAGTGGTCACCCTTCATAACTTGTTACGCATACGGAAAGGAAAATTCCGGAGCAGACGCTCCTTAAAACCTTTTAGTATGGATAACTAGCTCGGGTGAGCGCCTGACAATTCTTATCGCGAATTGACCTAAAGGTAACTATTTAGGATTTTCGTAAAACGTCAACTTAACTATTCAGGTAGCGAAATTATTCGCCACATGATAGGGACATTGAGGAAGAAATAAGTTGAAAAATCTTCCCCTGCGCTAACAAAGTTCATAAGCTCCAGGCCTGCGCCTGTTCCACCATATGAAATTAAGCGATAACATCCTCCAAGAGCACCAGTGTTAACACCACTGGCTCTGGCAGGAATAAAACGCTCATCATTGTAGTAAGGAAATTCAGCCTCTACGACTGGATTGTAAGCAGTTTGGATTATGGAACCTCCAGACCAACTGCCTCGGTAATTATTACACATAATACGTTCAAAATCGTCTCGCACAAGATCAATCTTAGTCTGTCCAGTGGACTGACTCTCAGACTGTCTAGTAACTAACACGACTGCACCTATTTGTGAATAGAGAGATGATGCGAACTTCCAACGGATAGAACCACGCCATCCGAGGTAACTCGGAACGACATAGTTTAGAATGGTCATGAAGGAATAGTTTACAGATCCTAATGAAGAAGCAATAGTTCCTGATGGATCATAACCTCGGTAATTGGGTAAAATACTACCAACACCTATTGAAATCCTTCTACTTGTTCCTGTATCAACAGATCCACCACCCAACACTTGGGCTTTATGGAGACAGTATCTTTTGATACATTGTCGCCATGAGGTGACAGGGTCACCGTGGTACACTTGTGGTGTGGAATCTATGTTATTTTCTTTTAATCCGATTGTTACACTACCAGTCTGCTCAGATAAATTTTCTGAACTCTCTGGAGTGATACCAGGGGGAAAATAACTTAGTGTTGAAATATTGGAATCCGTGGGGTCCATTACCTCGAAATCATCACCAGCAGAAACGAACACATTAATGTAGATAGTTTCTCCAGACGTACTTGGAGTAGCTAGAGATGACAATACATAAGCTTGTAACACTCCGTTTATACCTCCACTAAAAGTTAGAGGTGTGTTACCGTAGTGTACTGTGCTCGAGTCAATTGGATTGATTTGTAAGTAAGATCTGGTTTGACCCCAACCTACAGAGATAGTAAAATCCTTTTCTGAACCGATATCGATAATTCGACTGTAAGCAACATTAAATTCGCTGCCATTAATAAAGACATCCGAAGTCGGTTCATATTTGAATCTAATTCTACCTTTATGCATCTGACTACAAACAACTTGAAATCTAAAATTAATCGTACCTCTCCAGTATCTGAAAGGTTGTGATACCCAGCACATAGGAGTCATATGGATTTCTCCAGTACTCGGGGATACACCAGCTAAAACTGGAGTAACAGCTGAGTTCCACAACAGCGTATCAGCTCCTGCAGATCCAGGCCAGTTAAAAGTAGTTAAATAACTCTCACGTTTTGTTATAGAACGGAAAGCCATTTCATCAACTCCACTCAGCCCTACTGTTCTAGGGTCTATCGTAACTTCTTGTTTAGGATCTAATGTTAGTTTTCTGCTATTATCAGATCCGATAGTCTGTGATAAACTTCCGTTTTGTAGATCAACTCGTTGTAAGTTTTCAACATTAGTAGGTTTAGACATACCGAATAGTTTTGCAATCTCAGCAACTCCTGCAGCTGACGAAGCTGTAGCTCTCGCGTAGGGTCCAATTAAGGGGACATGAGTCAGAGCAGTGGCAGCGTTCTTAACAGCATTAGCAGTATTAGAGACTGGAGCGTCAGCATATTCATCAGATTGAGGAACGATACTTGATGGTTCCGCAGTAGTTGGAACGGACAAATGAACATCCGTGGCCCAAACAAAGAACCTGATCGTTACACCTTCAGTGCCACCATTCGCATGTAGCAAAGAATTTAAGGATCTGTAATAAACTTGACCCATCTCAGCCCACTCGGCATTTACCACACTCAGTGCGTTCTTCATCCAGAAAAACGGGAGTTCTAAAGAACCTCCTTCACTTTGTGCAGGGTCAATAAAGAAATGAGGACGTTGTGATTCGCCTATCGCATCAAGAGGAAAAAGCGCCCTACTTTTCGGGGACATAGTACTTAAGTTAAATAAAGGATGATAAGAAACTAGAACACGACCATAGTGGAATGGAGTTCCATTCACTATGGCTTTAAGGTGTAATTTACATCTTAAGTTAGCATAATTGCTAATCCTATTAATGACTCTTGGATTACTAAAATACAATGTCCAGGGGTTAAAACCATCAGCTAAGTTAGTTCCAACCCCCCAAACTATGGTGGATACCACAATGGGTCTACTGAAAAACTGTTGTAGTGTAACATCATTATTTTCTGTAGCCTGGAAAGTGTTATCTGGCTGAGAATCTACTTTTTCACCGTAGTTTTCAGCTTCATCATGGAAGTGTATTGTTTCCACTTTGCCACCAGAACTTGTTATTGGTGTCATCGGATCACTCTCGGGTATAATCCTCCCAAGAGTTGATGACGGGTTCGAGACATCCATCTCTAACGCATTAAGGGTATGCGCTCGACCACTATAATTATTATTTGTACATTTTAAAATACATTTATTATTTACATTATTATTCGCAGGTCTGTCTTTTCTATACATTCAACCCAAAATTGTACAGAGCATTATTTTACATTCGTTGACACTTGGATACAGCATATAAAACAAAATTTCTTCAGAAGAGCAAGCCACATCAACGCATGGGTAGTCCAATACTCAACTGGAACAAAATTTACGTATTTTACGTCTCGACAGACGGGTCGTGATCATTATGATCGTTCATGTAATCGAGGTAGTCTTTTTCCCAAGACGCCACTCTATCATCAAAAGTTAAATTCAGCTTATTTGTTGCAGTTCCTACAGATTTTGCTAACTCTGTAAGTTTCGTTCTAGCTTCTTCGTATTTTGATCTTCCATGTAAGAAAAACTCAAATAAGGCTCCATCAATAAGTGAAGCGTAATGACTTTTCTCATCTGGCGGCCTTTTGAGCCAACACAGGAACGGTCTGACGATTGATTCTTCGGTTAAAGCACCTACTTTTATACCAATTTCAGGTATGAACACACTATTACGTTTCAAGAAATCAGAGGCATCGACTGATAAATAGTCTACAACCATATCCGATTTCGAAGGGTCCGTATATGTGATACCGTATAAACTCAAGAATGTTTTGTGTGCTCGAAAACTCCATTTAACTTCCTTAGAAACAGATGATTTGTTATCATCCCCAAATGTAGTTGAAGCGACATACCGATTGAAAGGGGCTGGATTATCCTGAGCAAAATAAGATATTCTACACATAAGACTACCAATTAGTCCGTCAATCTGGCCAGTAAATGGCATTCCAGAACAAACTGAATCAAGTAACTGTATAACTGTACCGTTTACACTGACCACTGGCGATGTTACATCATTGGCTAGTCCGTGCATTATGGTTATATCATCTTCACTGTAATTGCCTGATGCTTCTGCACAACGTATTAGTATGGAATAGACAGCACGAGTCATCTGAGACGAGAGTTTCTGGTCGTATGATTTGTAATCACCACCTACTATTCTGTCTGTGCCATGTTGTTCAACATGATTCATGAGCTCTTCCCATTCGGGACTTGCGCAATTTATACCTATTGCTGATTCACTAGTTAGAGGGTTTAAACTCATTATGTGAAAAACGGGTAAAAAATACATTCGCAACACTAGAGTGAAAGCCATTGGACATGCAAAGAACATTCTAGCCTTTTTGGCCGGTTGTACTTTCGCTTCATCCTTGATACATGCTTTGAAAACAGGGTGGTACTTAATTCCCTTCCTGTAACATTCTACAATTCGTGAACATTCAGCAGTTATCTCAGCAGTCGGTTGTAACGGTTTGGAAATACCTTCAGTTGGAGGAGCTTCCTCTAAGAACTTAGCTTTACTGCCTGAAAAGGGTAAACCGGGTGAGGTATTAACATTGATTCTCTCCATGATTTTGAAACCGTCTTTCCCAGAAACTGATTCAATTAAAGTAAGTGGTTTGCACCGCTTAGCAGCAATATCAGTCTCGTATAACGGTTTCAGCTGTGAAAATAAGTCTAATGACGATTTCTCAACTAGATGACCCGGGAAACCATAACAAGGTGTGGCGAAATTGGCCATAGTTATGTAATAAGGTTTCCAAGAGGGTTTAATCAATGGGGGACCATAGTTGTTCTCGAACCCAAAAAGTTCTACAACTTTATCTGAAATTGGGGTTTTCTCTACTGATGAATTCAGTGTTACACAGTAATTAGAACTGCCCAACACATCGTATGATACTGGAGTTTCTATCCAATTTAGAAAAGATTTTGGGTTAATTTCAGTGGATGATATTATCTCTTTACCGTAAAGTGAGTCGGGTTGTATACCCGGCCCAAAGTGACGTAAGTTGAATGGTAAAGACTCCAATTCTTTCCTGTATTTAATTAGTTCATCTCTTAGTAATAGTACACAGTAAGCTGTAGAGGTGTAACCTATCTTTCTGCTTCCGCAATGCAAACCTGCAATGCAGGGTGAGCTTGTTGATGAGATCCATGGGCTTCCACACATACCTTGTTCAGTTTGTAGATTTCCATTACCAATGATTTCATTTCCAAAGAATTGCCTACCATCATAATAAGAATGGTATTTTGGTTCTTGCGATTTTTCACCAACTTGGTTGATGAAATTTCCAGTGGCATCCCTGTGCAGTAAAGTAACCACACATTTTGATGGAGCTTGAACTGGGAACCACTTCGTTATATCTCTTTTATCCTCACTATTGTGAACGTAGAATAACCTTAAGTCATTGTCCCCAATTTGCCGTGAACCGACAATTGATACCATGCATCTCTTTATGCTAGACGGATTATCAACATTAGAAATTTTAATTTCCAAGTAGATATCCTTAAACGTTTCGTCGATATTCGTGATGAAAGTATGATTAGTCATCAGCAAGTAGTTAGAACTTATAAAAAGACCAGTTGTTGCACCAGTTCTAGTTGTAAAACCATTCGAACACTCATATGTTACGTGAACTACGTTCTTCTTCAAAGCTTCCAGTAATTGTTCTGGAGTCGCAGTAGGTATATCACCACCGGGTATTCTCACGGTTTGAGCTCTTAGCCATTGATTAGGCATGGATTCTCTAATCCCAACTTCCTCAATAGTTTTTGGAGCTAATAGTGACTCTTCTTCGACATCCTTAAAATAAAGGCTGGCTATGGTTTTTGCGGTTTTTAAGGCCACATAAGCACCAAAGACCCAACCTAGTTTTTCTAGAATCTTGGACACATAATTATCACGTATCATCTGAACAGTTGTACTCAACATACCCCTTTCCCTCTGAATCCTCGAAGCGAGTCTCCTTCGGTAACTGTAACATCTGTAAGCCGTTAAGCCACAGGAAAATAAACCTAGGGTTGTTAGTAAAGCACCTTTCTTGTAATCTTTATTTCTAATGGTCTTGTAAACACCAGCTAAGCTAAGCCCAGTGCTAAGTAAACCACCAGTTGTGATCAACACGTTATCAAACCTGTTATACCTCGGAGCATGACTGCCAATCCACTCGAAAATAATCGAGCGAGGCTGCCCATTACCATCAAATAACCAGCTTTCTGGAATCCAAGTCGTCACTCGAGCGAAGGGTGAGTTCCAAGCCCACCTCAGAGCCGCACAAGTGATCATTGTAGCACTTTGTGCCGAACTATCACAGAAAGGGTAAAAAGAATTAGTGACCGAATCCGAGACTTTATTAAACAAGGACGTGAAAACCGTCTTAGTAACAAAATCAACTTTACAATCGACATAACCAAGAATAGAAGATAAGCTCTCTGGAACAATACCACTGCTAATTTTCTTGGAACTCGTGGTTCTAAGCCGACTGAGATCTGGTTTAAAAAATTGGAAGATTGAACTCGCCACTGAATCATCTGACTCATCGTCTGATTTTTCATCAGCGTTTTCCTCTTTATCATCGGGTATCTCATCGATTCCACTGCTAGTTGTACTAACAGAGAAGATATCACCCAAGTTTTCACAATTACACACCAAAGCGGGGAGATTACATGTCTCACACCATTTCATGTTTTTGTTAAGTAACTTACTAGTCGCTAACGTTTCTTTTTGATTCTCGTAATAATTCTTACAATATGGTATGTACCACTTAACAAATTCATGTATTGGCACATCCTTCATAGGCTTTCCTGTAGAGTCTTTAATAACTTCCCAGGTATGGTGATCTGAAT